TTTTAATGTTTGATACAGATGTGGGGGTTAATTGGCATTTAAAGTTTCGTCTAAAGATAGAAGAACTAAACAAAGAAAACGAAGAAATAAAACTTAAAAACAAAATACTAGAACGTAAAATAAAAAAATATGAAAACAATAATATTAGGACCACCGGGAACAGGTAAAACTACAACTTTACTTAACTTGGTAGATGAATTTATACAGCAAGGAATAAGACCTAAACAAATTGGGTACTTTTCGTTTACTAAAAAAGCCGCAACAGAGGCGGCAACTAGAGCTGCAGACAAATTTAATCTAGATATTGATAATGATTTAAGTAATTTTAGAACACTTCACTCTTATGCATTTAATCAATTAGGTATGACTAAAGAAAAAATGATGGGTCGAGATGATTACAAAGAGTTTGGAGAAAAATGTGGCATACCTATAAAGATTGCAAAGTTTTCTGATAGTGATGGCACATTTAATTCAGACAATGAATATTTGACAATCATAAATACAGCTGCAGTTAAGAGAATAGATCTATTAGAATATTATGATTCAAGACAAAACATACTAGACATCGAACGTAACACATTATTTTTATTAGCAGAAGAACTTAAAAGATTTAAAAAAGAAAAAGGACTCAAAGACTTTAATGATTTGTTGTTAGATTATATTGAAAAAGAATCTACCAATAGTTTTAAAGTATTGTTTATTGATGAGGCACAAGATCTATCTTTAATACAATGGGAGATGGTTAGAAAACTTTGGGCCAACGCAGAAAAAACTTACATTGCAGGTGATGATGATCAAGCAATCTTTAAATGGGCTGGAGCAGATGTAGATCACTTCATAGCTTTAAAAGAAGAAGTCAATGACATAAAAATATTAGATCAATCTTATCGTATACCTGGTGGACCCATACACGAATTGTCACAAAGAATAATTAGTCAAGTACAAAATAGATTTGATAAAAAATACAAACCTAGAGAAGAACAAGGAGTTTTAAAAAGATATTCTGATATTACACAAGTAGATATGAGTGAAGGTAACTGGTTAGTATTATCTTCAGCTAATCATTTTTTAGATGATGCAAAAGATTTGTGTGAATTACAAGGATGGTATTATCAATTTAAAGGAATGAACTCTGTACCTTTAAAATTATTATTAGCTTTAAACAATTGGGAGCACTGGCGTAAAGGTGAACTTTTAAATCATTTAGAAATTAAAAATATTTATGAGTATCTTGGATCAAATGTATTACCTGGATTTCAAAAAGGTAAGACTCTACATTCTGATGAAAAGTATACAATGCAAGACTGTAAAGATAAGCACGGTTTACCATAAACACAGTTTGGTATGAAGCATTCGAAGGACTAGATACCATAACCGAAAACTACATTCGTAATATGAGGGCGAATGGAGAAACACTAAATAAAAATCCTCGAATAACAATGTCAACTATACACGGAGCGAAAGGAGGAGAAGCTGATAAAGTTTTATTGATGCAAGACTTAACCAACGCGGCGCTCGAAACATTTAGTTATGACCCAGATGAATTACATAGATTATTTTATACTGGAGCGACGAGAGCGAAGCGTGAATTGCACGTCTTGGACCCAAGAGATTTTAATCGAGCTTATATATTATGACCGAAGAACCAGCTGCTAGAAAAAGAGCAAGATTAGAGAAAATGAAAGGTAGACACAGAGCCAAAATTGAAATTTTAAATGAGATTTTAAATTGGATTGAACTTGGAAAAAGTTTTGAAGATATACAACATCATTGTAGTCTTAGTATAGATTACCACGATATGCAGGTAGAAGTTATCAAGGAACAAATTCGAAGTTTATTTGTACCAGAAGAAAATGGAGAAGTTTAATGAACTGTTGGCACTGTAACAAAGAATTAATTTGGGGTGGAGATCACGACACTGAAGATAATGAGGACTATGATATTGTAAGTAATTTATCTTGTCCTAACTGTCATACAGCTGTTGATGTTTGGCATCCAACTGAACAAATAATAAAAGAATATAAAGATTATGAGGAGAAACAAAATGACAAATAAAGAAATATTTAAAGGAACAAACTACGATTCTTTAGATAGTCAAGTTGGTGGCAAACATTATAAAAATATGAAGATCCAACCTGCAGAATTTATTAATGAAAATAGGTTGCTTTTTGCAGAAGGCAACGCTATAAAATATATCTGTAGACATCAATCGAAGGGAAAAGAAGAGGACGTGAGAAAAGCTATACACTATTTAGAGATGATTCTTGAAAGGGATTACTCGTGAGAAGTACTCAAATTCCTTTGTTCACACCACAAACGGAATGGGTAATGCCTGATGAACTTAAAGATCTCAAAGGACACAAAGAAATAGCAATCGATTTAGAGACTAATGACCCTTATTTAATGACTTTGGGGTCAGGTAATGTCACTGGTAGAGGTCACATTGCTGGCGTTGCGGTAGCCGTAGAGGGCTGGTCTGGCTATTTTCCTATACAACACGAGTCCGGTGGTAATATGGACAGAAAATTAGTTTTATCCTGGTTACAAGATGTCTGTAATCAACCCGATACTACCTTTATATTTCACAATGCAATGTATGATGTTTGTTGGTTAAGAGCAGCAGGTGTAAATGTTAAAGGTAAAATAGTTGACACAATGATTGCAGCTTCTTTGATAGATGAAAATAGAATGTCTTATGCATTAAATACATTAGCTAAATTTTATGTAGGTATTGGTAAAGACGAAAGTATCTTACAAGCTGCAGCAAAAGAATATGGACTTGATCCTAAAAAAGATATGTGGAGATTACCCGCGCTTTTTGTTGGACAGTACGCGGAGCGTGATGCGGAAGCTACACTTAAACTTTGGCAAAGATTAAAAGTAGAATTATACAATCAAGAACTAATGGATGTCTTTACATTAGAGACAAAACTATTTCCTTGTTTAGTTGATATGAGATTCAAAGGTGTAAGAGTTGATTTAGAGAAAGCAGCTAAAATCAAAAAAAATCTTATGCAACGTGAGTCTAAAATTGTTAGTAAAATCAAAGAGTTAACAGGAGTTAATGTAGAAATACACGCAGCTCGAAGTATCGCAAAAGCGTTTGACAATTTAAAACTTCCTTATGATAGGACAGAAAAAAGTAATGAGCCTAGCTTTACTAAAAACTTTTTACAAAACCATCCACACGAATTACCAAAACTAATTGCAGATGCAAGAGAGATTAACAAAGCGCACACAACTTTTATAGATTCAATTACTAAACACGCAGTTGATGGTAGAATACACGCAGACATAAATCAAATACGATCAGATGCAGGTGGGACCGTGACTGGTAGATTCTCTATGAGCAATCCAAACTTACAGCAGATTCCAGCGAGGCATCCGGAGCTCGGACCGATGATTAGATCTATATTTATTCCAGAAGAAAAAACTGTTTGGGGATCGTTTGACTACTCACAACAAGAACCTAGAATTTTAGTACACTATGCAAAGTTACAAAACTTAACTGGTGTAGATGAAATTGTAGATGCATACAATGCAGGGGATGCAGACTTCCACCAGGTTGTTGCAGATATGGCAGGCATAGAACGTAAGCAAGCCAAAACTATTAATCTTGGTTTGATGTATGGTATGGGTAAAAATAAATTAATGGCAGAACTAGGTTTGATGAAAGAATCTGCAGAAAAATTAATTAAACAATATCATACAAAGGCTCCATTTGTAAAACAATTGATGGATAATGTATCTCGTAAAGCAAATGATCGTGGTAAGATTAGAACTTTAGGAGGACGTGCGTGTCATTTTGATTTATGGCAACCAGTACAATTTGGTGTATTTAAACCTTTACCGTTAGAACAAGCTAGAAAAGAATATGATGAGCCTTTAAAACGTGCCTTTACTTACAAAGCATTAAACAAATTAATACAAGGATCAGCAGCTGATATGACAAAGAAAAGTATGGTAGCTTTATATGAAAATGGTATAATACCTCACATTCAAATTCACGATGAGGTAGATATCTCTGTTGAGTCTGATGCAAAGGCAGAAAAAATTATTGAGATAATGGAATCTGCTGTGGAACTACAAGTTCCAAACAAAGTAGATTATGAGAAGGGAGAAAATTGGGGTGAAATTAAATAATGGCATACTTAAATGCAAACATACCAACTATCTACGCACAAATTAGGAAGGAATATTTATATGATCTTAAAAAAGGCCACGGAGAAGTTGAAGAGTGTATTATCTTTGGTATTACTAGTATGGGGGGCCGTGCTATATTATTTCACGCTCTTATGGGTAACGGTGCAATATTTTATCGCCTACCAATTAGCGCGTTTATTCAAAAGGGATTTGACCCATCCGGAGTGCCCACAAGAAGACTTGATGAACTGGAGCTTTGGAATTGTTTTTCTTATTACCCTACTATCACTCATTGGTCTATCTTAAGCGCAGCTTCAGGTTATTATTTTGGTAAAGATAAAAAGAAACACTATGGTGCATATTTATTTACTATTGACTGGGCTCACCCAGATGCTAATATACTAGATACCGATCATTCGGAAATACCGCAAGAACATAAATGCGCACACATAATTGCCCTAGATGATGGTAATTTTGCAGCACAACCAAACAATAGATGTATTTGGGATCTACCTTCCTTTACTGTGAAAGATAATATTCCAGACTGGAAAGTACAAACTAATGAATGGAACGTAGAAGATTCTGGAAAATGGAGAACATCCGACACCGACGATTTCTTTTACGAGATAGAGGAAAAAAAAGATGATTAATAAAATTAAAAACATGGCCAACAAATGTTGGTGTAATCACAAAATTTGTGTAGTTATAATTGCAGTTCTTGTTGTGGCTTACATAATTAAGTAATGAGTAATGAATATACTAGATATATTAAAAAAAAATGTAGTAATGGTTCCGGTTGTAGCGTCTGTTATAGTCGGAACTTTTACAGGTGTTAGATATATCGTAAGTCTGACAGAGACTATTAATCAAAATCAAGCAGCAATTGAAAAAATACAAAAAACAGATTTAAAAAATCAAATCGGATACATTGCTAGAATACAAGAAAATCAAAGCCATTTATTGTTAAATATTGAAACTAACAAAGGTAATACTATTGTTACCAATGATAAACTTAAAACAATGGAACAAAAATAAATGAAATGGAAA